ATTCGTATGTATCGTACTAAGTTCAAGAAAGACTATGGTGAGGTTGTACTTGCTATCGATAGCGGTAATAACTGGCGTCGTAATTACTTTCCACAATACAAAGCTAATCGTCGTAAAGACCGCAACGAATCAGACTTTGATTGGGGTGAAGCATTTCGTATCTTACATATGGTTCATGAAGAGATCAAAGAAAACTTTCCTTACAAAGTAATCAAGATAGACGAATGTGAAGCAGACGATATTATCGGTACACTTGTAGAGAATACACAAGAGTTTGGTGAATATGAAGATGTCATGATTGTTTCTTCTGATCATGACTTCAAGCAGTTACAAAAGTATCCGAATGTCAAGCAGTTTTCTCCGATGATGAAGAAGCCTGTTGTCGAAGATAATCCAAAGACAAATCTTACACTTAAGATTCTAACAGGCGATGCAGGTGACGGTGTACCAAATGTTCTATCAGATGATGACGTCTTTGTAGAAGGTCGTAGACAGACTCCTCTTTCAAAGAAAAAGAAAGAAACGATACTCGAAGACTTGACCGACGACGAATTGTTATATGCTGCTTCATGGTATCGCAATTACTGTCGTAATGAAACACTCATCGATCTGACTAAAACTCCTGATCGTCTTAAAGAAAAGATCTTAGAGGAATATAAAACGCAAGATCCTTTGAAAAACAAAGGTTTAGTGTTTCCATATCTTATAAATAAAAATATGAAAATGCTGATTGAATCCGTGGAGGAATTTGTATAATGATTTTAGACGTATTTGAGGTGCTGAAAAAAGCAGCATCAAAGAGATCAAAGGCTGAAAAGGTTGCGATCTTGAAAGATAATGACAGCTGGGCTTTAAGGGATATCATTCGTGGATCTTACGACTCTACAATTGAATGGGATGTACCGCCAGGTGAACCGCCTTATACACCAGCTGAAGCTCATAACCATCCTTCCAGCCTTCTTCGTGAACATCAAAAATTTATCTACTTCGTAAAAGGTTCTCGTAAAGGTGCTGAACTTCCAAAGTTCAAGCGCGAAAGGATATTTTTGGAGATAATCGAGGGTGTCCATCCTGAAGACGCAAAGCTTGTCATCAATATGGTTAATAAGAAACCACCTAAGAATTTATCTCGGCCCATTGTACAGGAGGCTTTCCCTGGTCTTCTCAAAGACTAAAAGCCGGCTAGCTCCTATCTCAACTCTAACTTTTGAGTGTGCACTTTCGTGTACGCTCTTTTTTTATAAGGTATTACTTATGAACGCTCAAATCGAAAGATTAATGAAAGACTCTTCAGAACTCGAAATCTATGCTAAGAAGCTTTTGAAAAAAGGCGATGATAGCAGAGCTCAGAAAATCTTAAAGAAACGTAATTACGTTGAGCAACAGATAGCCCACTTACATGGACCTAAACTCACCTCATGTTGATCTAAGACCAAAAAATAGTAGTGTACAACTGATCTCCGGTTTGTTATAATATATTATGAATAAAACAAAAAATGATGCAGGCGTGGTATCCGGATTATGAATATTTTTATACTTGATGAAGACCCAGTTGTGGCAGCTCAAATGTTATGTGACAAACACGTGCCGAAAATGATTGTTGAATCGGCGCAAATGTTGTCTACTGCTCATCGTTTACTTGATGGTACTCCTACTAAAAGGCGTTCTAAATCAGGTAAGACGATGCAGACTTACTATGACTTTAACGACGAGCGAGACGATCTCTACTATTTAGCAGTACATAAACACCATCCTTGTACTACATGGACAATGGCGTCTCTTACTAATTATAATTGGCATTATACTCACTTCGAAGCCATGGCAGAAGAGTATACATATAGACGTGGCAAGGTACACAAAACCTGGCGCGAACTTGGCCCAATGCTAAAAAAGCCACCACAAAATATTAAAGACATTGGTCTTACAGAGTTCTATCAAGCTATGACACATTACCCTGAATGTATGGTTGAAGGTAATGCTGTACAAGCTTATCATAACTATTACCATGCAGCAAAATGGTTTGCGAAATGGGAATGGGGTCGACCACAACCAGATTGGTGGAAAGGATATCAAGGTGCCGAAGTACACGCTTAAAGACACCAAGACAAACAAAACCTGGGACATTACATGTTCTTGGGATGAACTGCAAACAATACTTGACGAAATGCCTGACGTAGTCAAAGAACTATCTACACCGGCTTTTGCAGGTAATACAATGTCGAATCTACGTAGAGCCGGCAGCGGTTGGCAGGACGTCTTGAATGGTATTAAAAAAGGATCTGGCGCGGGTAACAATATCAAGACATGAGACGCGGTAAAAAGAAAAACAAATCTGAATATATAAAGATTCGGATTAATCAGTTGAAGTCTGATATGTTAAAGGCTCATGATGAGCACGACAAGAAATGGTATTATAGATTGATACAAGAACTCAAATGGGTTGATGAACATGAGTAAGGCGAAAGCACGCTATGAAGATCTTTTCGAATTCGAACCACAAACAGCAAACCAAGAAAAGGCGTGGAATTCGTGGGACGATGGAGATAATTTGGTACTTGCTGGTTCGGCTGGAACTGGCAAGACTTTTGTTGCGTTATACCTGGCATTGGAAGCGGTTCTCGAGCGAGAGACGCCTTATGATAAAGTTATTATTGTCAGGTCGGTAGTACCTACAAGAGATATGGGTTATTTGCCTGGCACAGTAGAAGAAAAGAAAGAGGTATTCGAAACTCCATACAAAGCGATTTGTCATGAACTCTTTGGTGACGGTGCTACATATAACAAAATGGTAAGTAGTCATCAACTCGAATTTACTACGACATCATTTATCCGGGGGCTGACTATAGATAATAGTATAATTATCGTGGACGAGATGCAGAATCTCAATTTTCATGAGCTTGACTCTGTGATCACACGTGTAGGTAATAATTGCAGAGTCATATTTAGTGGTGACTATCACCAATCAGATTTCAAAGACGAAGCTGAACGTGATGGAATCCAGAGATTTTTGCGTATCATCGAGCAGCTTAAGAATTTTAGTGTGATTACATTTGGCTGGGCCGATATCGTAAGATCAGACTTCCTCCGTGATTATATAATGACGAAGGAGATGCTAGGAATGAAATAATGCACAAATATTTTTTAGGGGCCTTCATCGCAATATGCTTAATGTTTTGGACAATCATGGCGTTTGCCGCAGAAACATCGCAAGAACATACTACAATTTGTCAAAACGATAATGAAGCTATGCAACAGTTTTACGATGACGAAGAACAGTTGACGAGTATGGCTGGCGCTGGCCGTATACCAATGAAAGACGGTAGCATGGGTCCTCGAGTTATTCATTACATAATGCAAGATCCGGACGGAGGTTTTGCTGTAATGAGATACATGGAAAATGGCGATGTATGTCTAGTTGCAGTTGGTCGTGGTACTACAACCGATGCAAATCAAATGATGGAGTGGTTAGGAATTGAGTGATGAAGTACTATATAATTATCATCATGATGGCTACTCCAGGAGAGCGCATTGAACATATGCTCTATGATAATATGCCATTTCGAAATGTTGAAGAATGTCAATCGTTCGGTCAAATGTATTGGCAACCTTTAACTAATTTGGCTATGATGAAATATAATGGTAAGCCATGGGCAAATATTTTTTGTATTCCAGAAAATAACACGGATAATGAGTTGATAGGAAATATATTAAATGAAAAGGGTGTTTGAACATGTGGAATTGGATATCGGATACGATGATTTGGTTGCAGACACAAGGGAAACTGGTCGGGTATATGTTGCTCCTGATGGTTCTCAGTTTCCTTCTGTTACAACAGTACTGAGTATTTTAAATGAAGATGCTATTCGGGCGTGGCGAGAACGAGTCGGTGCAGACGTGGCTAATCAGATTGGCACTCGAGCTTCTAATCGCGGTAGCGCTGTACATAGTATTGTGGAAAGATATTTACTAAATGAAGATACAACTGATTATCTCCCGCATATTAAGCAGAGTCTTGCGAATCTCAGGCCAATTCTTGATCGATCTATCGGGAAGATCTTTGGCCTCGAAGTTGCTCTTTATAGTCGCCATCTTGGCATGGCTGGTCGTTGTGACTGTATAGCAGAGTGGAATGGTGTACCGTCAATTATTGACTTCAAGACATCGCGGCGTGTCAAGAAGAAAGAGAATATCTCGAACTACTTTGCACAAGCGTCGGCATATGCGATTATGTTCGAAGAAAGAACAGGACTCGCAATTCCCAATACAGTCATACTTATGGATGTCGACGACAACACACCGTTAGTCTTCGAAGAACATCGTGATAATTATATCGACCTCCTCCTCGATACCAAAAAAGAATACGACAGACGTAAACTTTTTTCACATTAAGTGAAAAAAACTGTTTACATTATCTGAAAAGTATGATATAATAGTTATAGAGATATAATTATTAAAGGAGCTATATTATGAATTATGAAGTCTTAGTCTTAGAAGCCGAAGAATTCGGTTGTGAATATTACAACATTCCTCGTGCAAAATTTGTAGAACTTGCAGCTCAAAAGTATCAGCTTTCTGATTCTTATCTTTTTGCTGTAGCTGTTCGCACTTACGATGAAATTCAAAATGATATGATGGAGGTTGCGTAATGATTTTTTTAGATATGGATGGCGTAATTGCTGATTTCTTCGGCGGTATTGAAAGACGATTCGGTGTAGACCATTGGAAAAGTTTGAACTTTAAAGAGGTTGTCTTTGCCGAACTCAAAGGTACAGACTTCTTTCGGCATCTTCCGGTATTCGGTGAACAAGATCGTAGATCGGAATCTATTCAAGTCGTAAATCTTGTGAAACAAGTTGCTCTAGATAACGAGATTAATTGGGGTATCTGTTCTTCACCTCTTCGCGGTGACGAATACAATTCTGCTTATCACAAACGTAATTGGTTACAGAAATGGGGCTTCATGCCTGAAGATGTAGATAACTGCATCTTTACTGCTAACAAACACAAGTACGTTTGGATGGGTACCGATAATCTTCCAAACATTCTGATTGATGATAAACCACAAAACATCAAACAGTGGAATGATGCCGGTGGTATCGGTATTCGTTTTCAGTGTAATGAAGACGATATTGAATATCTTGAATATGAACTCGAAGAAGCAATGAAATGGAGATA